GACTGAGGATGCTCCAAGATCGACGGCGAGTTCAGTGGACTCAATGACAAGTCCACCATTAGATTTGAGGTCGGTCGAGAATGTCGTTCCTGAGAGGTCAAGGCCGTCTCCCGCTGAATAAGTGGTGTTCGTGTCACTCACCGTGTTGGTGAACGTGATCTGATCAGCGGTCGTGGCAATGGAGAGTCCCGTACCGGCAACCAGCGTCAATGTGTCGTCGTCAGCGTCCGCAACCACGTCGCTCTCGCCGGAGACCGATATCGTCTTGAACGAATACTCGTTCGCCTCGCCACCAGCCGTGGCCCCATCAGCCACGTTGAGCATCGTCAACACCTGCGACTTGGTCAATTCCTCGACAACACCATCGGCCCCCGAAACCCGTCCCAGAATTCTCTCGTCGGCACTGACATTCTGGATCTTAGCGTAGGTCACGCCATCATCTTTTACGCGGATGGCATCTGAACTTGTTTCGATGGTGGAATCATCGACGTTCACGGCCATCACCGAAGACGAGGCGGTCAGCCCGTCACCGGCAAAAAGACTGGCGACATCCGCTATCGCTTCTTTCGCGTGTGTTCCAGTTGCTCCCCCATCCAGAAACAAGATGTAGTCACCGTTGGCTAAAACCGCTTCAGCGGCCTCGGCCAGATCCACGTCAACTTGATCGGCCTGGACATCTATGAGATTTCCAGCCCCCACGTTGACGGTAGCAGCACCAGAAGTCGCACCACCTGTGAGTCCGCTTCCGGCCACCACGGAGGTGATATCACCGCCGCCGGATACTGTTGCCGTGCCGCTCGTTATCTGGATGTCGTCCCCAGCATCGGTGGTGAAATACAACTCGTTCGGAGTGGCAGTCTTGACCCACACCTGGCCATAGGCGGCTGTGTCAGAATCGGCCCCGGACTGTTCCTTCAGGGTGACAGCACCCTCCACGGTCAATTGCGTGGAGGGATTGTTCATCCCAAGTCCCACCTTTCCGGTACTCGTGATCCGCATCTTCTCGGACAACGATGAACCGGAGCCGGTGGAGACTGAGAACGTCATTCGTCCCGGCGCACCCACCGCCGCATCACTGACGGATCCGTCCACCTCGTAGGTAATACGGGCGGAATTCTGGTACTCGTTGTTCGCCCCGACATACGCCACGCCCGTGATGCTCAACAGATCGTCGCCGCTAGTGACGGCCGCTCGCGCATCTTCCGTTCCTCGGGCCTTGCGACCCTGGAATGCCCCGGATCCTACGTCTTCGTCAATGCGCTCAATGAGGACAACCGCGCCGGTCGTCTCCCGAAGGATGTGAATTGACTTCGCGGGATCGTTGGTTCCCACGCCGATCTCTCGGAACGTGGAGTGCTGACCAGACAACTTGGCCTGGGATCTTGCCTCCCGACGCTTGCCGCCAGTGCCAGGACCGTGGAACTCAAGGCTCGTGCGGTCCTGGCCGAATCCCTTGTTTGTTGTCATCAGATGCTCGCTACAAAGACTTCCATATCCACCGCAGCAGACCCCGTGGGCCTCACCTGAATGCTCGCCAGATCCGCCATCGTCCCAAAACTCGGACTCGTATCGGCCTCTGCCAACATGAGGTCGTCTGGCGAACCAAGGATATGACTCTCACCTGCACGCAGTGTCACTTGGTACAGGGTCGCACCAGTGACAACGGCAATCTCGACTGATTCTGCGTTGTCTAAATTCGTCAATCGGATGTACTTGGCGTCCTCTGTATCCAACGCTCCCGCTGCCCCGTATGCATTGCTGTTGAAGGTGAGTACCGTCGTCGTCTGCCCGTTTACACAGGTAACGATCCGCTTCATCACCTCGTTGACTGACGCTATGGTCAGCGATGTTGATCCGCCCTGGTCAACACCGTTGAGGCTGATCGACTCGGTGAGGGTGACCGTCAGCGTGGCGGCTGTGACTGTGCTGGTCATCAGTAAATCCTCGCAAACTTTCTTGCGGTCAGGGAAAGGTCCACCTCGGCCCGCTCAAGAGTCCATCTCTGCGCTGCGGTGTTGTTTCCCAACTTCAGGTACATGGCATGGGTCATCGCCCGTCGCCTTTCGGAAACATTGCGACCGGCAGAAAACGTGGACGTGAAATGAGCGGTGGTCTGTGCGTAGGCATCCTCGGCGTTGTCGCCAGTGAAGATGGATGCGGTCACGTTGCTGGAGTTCTTGCCCAACTGGACCCGCAACTCGTTGAGCCTCACCATGCCGAAGTTCTCCGACACGATGGGTCCGACATAGACGTAGCTGTCGATGGCGTTACCGTCATCATCCGATTCGGAGAGATCCCACTTCCTGATGAATCCGTCCCAGCCACCCATCAGGATCACCCGGTCGTTGGGATCCAGTCCGTCGAAGACGTGGACTTCCTTGGGGTTGTGGATGTACTTGCTGCTGCTGGCCGTCTCGAACTTGTCCAGCCACCACGCCTCGGCACGGGTGTCGTAGAAGTAATGAGTCGTCGAGTTGTAGGCGTTCAGGGGCGTGATGAAGACATGAACACCCTGGTCCTGCTCGTTCCACAGGAGACGGATGATGTTCTTGTCAAAGTCGATATCACTCATCCGTTCCTCGATGGAACCGACCGTGATCTTCTGGATCCCCTGCCCCACCGCTCCACGGTACACGCCACCCTTGGACCCGAAGAAGTAGAACGAGCCGGTCATGTCCTTGCACCAGGGACGACCGAAGGGCATTCCCACTCCTTCGACTATGTTGTCGATCCGGCCCTCTTCCATCGGGTCACCAGACATGGCCCAGATGGACTGGTCACAACCCCAGATCAACACGTCGTCGTTCAGGGGGATGATCGTGCGGATCACGTCAGGTGACCGACCGGCAGGGGCATTGGTTCCGGAAATCGCCTGGGTGTTCGTCACCGTCGTCGGGGTGTAGTCCCAGTCCGTGCCGTCCCCGCGCTTGCTCATGTAGTACTCGTGAGGATCACCGATCACTCCCGCCATCACGATCCGGTCTCGCCAATTCTCGATCAGCGTGGGCTTGCGACCCTTGGAATCCACGGGCAGTGTCCCCGCAGAAGCGGCCCACGACTTCAATTCGCTGTCAGCGGCATCGTAGTACTTCTCGTTCAGGCCATCCGCAAAGTACATTCGGGAACCCAACTGGGCCGAGAAGATCACCGGCATACCGGGATCGAAAGCAGGGTTGCCCGTGGATCCGCCGCCGATTGCCAGATCGTACCACTGGTCGGAATCGAATTCCCTGACCACCCCACCGGCAACGGCAAATTGTTTTGTCTGGCGCACCGACAGGCTGTTCTGGGGATTGAATTGGTAGAAGGCCGCACAGGATGCACCCGTCTGCAAGTTGTCCCCGTCACTGATGATCCAATCAGCGACCGGAGTCGCCGCCTCGGTCATTCTCGCCAAGTTGCTGGTTGACTGGTTCCTTAAAATACGAAACCCGCCCTTCTCGTCCTGCCGGATCACGTTCCAGTTGGTGATGCTGTGAGCGTCCTGGGAATTTACCTTGACCCCGGTGGTCGAATTGATCGTCGCAAACGAGTCACCGCTTCCGTACACGTTGCCACCGACCGCACCCAGTCGTCGACCGACGAAGTCGTAGCAGATGGACCGGGTTGTCCCGGTGTGTTCCATCGTGCCGTTCACCGTCGAGGAAGCCTCGGAATCACCGAAGGCACTGACCAGATCACCGCTCGGATCCGTCTTGACGATGGCGAAGTTGAAGTCGCTGGTCCCCTTCTTGGACTTGCTCAGGGTGTAGATGTTGCCGATCTCATCCATCGCGATGTCCAACTCGGCCTGGCTGTCAGAAATAGTCGTTGAGCCTAGACCCGCATCCTGTATCTCGCGGCAGAACATCTGTTTGCCGGTCTCGATGTTGATGGCCTGTACCGACATCCGACCGTCATGAGCCAACTTGAACGACCCGCTCGTGTGCGTGGACGTGATCGTCACGACCTCGCTGTTGTCCTTGTCACCCTGGGTGGTCGAGGAGACAGTCAACGCCCCCCCGCTCAGGGTTCCCGAATCGGTCACGACGAATTCGACAACATCCTGAGTCGCCAGATTGTCCGCCATGGTGACGGTCACGGCAGCAGTGCCCAGGGGACCACCGTCTGTCGTGATGTTGTCAGTGGTCAGGTGGCTCATCGCGATAATGGCCGTTTTCACGTCGGCGGCACTGTCGTTGTAATCTATCGCATTGGACTTCGTGCTGGACGAAGCGGATGCACCGCTGTCGTTGAAACAGACCATCGCCAGCATCCCGTTTCCAGCAAAAATCGGGTTGATACCCTTTCCTGTATCTCCCGTACTCGGGTAGAAATCCTTGAAATCATTTGTCGCCTGATCTTCCGAGATCAACCAGTAATCGCTCTGCGTTCCGTTACCGCTTGAGGTCTCCTGCAACTTCCCGTCAGAAGTCTTGACACGGTAGATCGCTTCCCCGGTGACGCCGCTGATACTGCGGACCCAGACGTAGACGTAGTCACCGAAGACGGCCAGGCCGACCACCTGTCGGGTGGCAGAACTCAACGCCACGGCGGGGGAGTTGCTGTCGGTCCAGTCCCAACTCTTGGTCCCCAGCACATTGTATTTCCTCATGATGAGGTTGTTGCTGGAGTCCACGCTGGCAGTGTAGAGGAATCCGTCGAGACCCCACTGGCCGAGATTGTAGGTCTCGGAAACTACACCCAGCGTTTCGACAATAGATCCCAGCCTGTCCACGATGGTGAACGATCCACCCGTGTCCTCTCGGATCACCGAGTGGCCCCGACCGGACAGCGGCGTGAACTCAGAATAAGCCATGTGGCTGATATTCTGGATCGACGTGTCGCTGGAATGGGCCGTTGAGACGTACTTGCTCAGGCCGGGACGCTGGCCTCCCCTGGCCCTGCCGCTTGCTTTCGAGTTTCCACTGGAGGGGTCAGTCGACTGGGCAGGAAACGCACGAACAT